GAGGCCGCACCGAGGATCTTCGGGTAGAGCAGGGCGCCAGTCGGGGAGCCGGTGGTGAACGCGTTGTCGGTCGCGACCGCCAGCAGGCCAGTGGTGGCCTGGTTGAGGATCGTCGAGTCCAGCGTCGTGGCGTACCGGCGCTGGAGGTCGTTCATCACGACGTCCTCGATGCCGGTGCCGCGGTCGAGAGCCTGCCGGGACAGCAGCTGCTGGCCGGCCGCGGTCTGCACGTTCTCGGTGAGCAGCGTGTCGTCGATGCTCTGCGCCGACACCGCGGTGAGTTCCGTCGCCTGCAGCGCCGTCGACGTCGGGGTGGTGATGCGGGAGATGTTGACGGTCATGCCGCTCGCGGGGAGCGGGAGCTTCGTCATCGTGTCCGCGAACGGGCGGCGGGCCGCCACGGCCGGGGCGTACATCTCCGTCAGGTACTGCGGCACCACGAGACCGGTGAACGCACCCGTGGTGGCGTCACCCGCGGCACGGGTCAGGTACTGGCCGCGCTCGACCCGCTCCTCCTGCATGTGCCGCATCAGCCGCTGCTCGGACTCCAGGTCCCGGTACAGGTACTGGTTGACGACGTCGCGGATGAACGACCCACCGCCGTGCGTGTTGCCCTTGTGGTAGGTGCGCTCCTCGGCGCCGACCCGCGCGACACGGTCGTAGGCCGGCTTCACGGCCTCCGACTTCGGGTCGCCGGACCGCTCGGCCAGAGCCGCGTCGTTGGCGTCCTCACGCTTCTTCGCCTCACGCAGCTGGGTGAGGTTCGAGTTGGCGCCGGCCAGGTCAGACTCGGCGCGGGTGTGGGTCTCCATCGCCGACTTCACCGAGGCCTCTTCGTCCTCGGTGAGACGGGTGCGACCGTCCCGCTGCGCCTTCTCGTGGATGAACCTGATCTCGGCGAGAGCCTTGTCCCGCCGCTTGACTTCCTGATCCCGTGCGACCTCAGCCGAGAGGATCAGCTCGTCGAACGTCTTCGCCATGATGGCGTGTCCTTTCGGAGCTTGGGTGAATGTTGAACCCACTCCCGCGCTGACTGGCGGCGTACTGGTCCTCCGGGGCTGACTGCCCGGTGGTGTGGGGTGTTACCGGTGGTCCTCGGCGGCGGCGAGCCACGCAGCGAGTGCGAGCGTCGACCGGCCGGGGAGGTCTTCATCCCGGGTCTCCGGGATGGGCGCGCTGACAGGCGCCGGGTCTTGGGGGGTGGACAGCCGGGCCATCGCCTCACGCTTCGCGCCGAGGGGGAGCTGCTCGAGGTCGGCAAGGATCTCGCGGCTGCGGGCGGCGATCGACGTGTACGGGTTCGCGCCGTAGTTCACCGCCGACGTGTCACCGCGGTCCATGTCGACCTTCGTGATCTTGAACTGGGTGAAGTCTTCGCTCCACCAGCCCTCCTCGAGCATGAACGCGAACGACATCTGATCGACGTTCCCGTCGTCGATCGCGATCACGAGATCCTTCACGTCCCCACGCTGCGGGTTCACCCACGCGTCGGACTCCAGGCCCTCGTTCACCATCCGCAGAGACAACGTTCGCTGCGACCCCTCCTTGGAGCGGGTGCGCGCCATTGTCAGGCCGCGGTGGTTCACCAGGAACGCCACGTCCGGGTCGGCCTGCAACGTCTCCGTGAACGCTCCGCGGTCGATGATCTCCTCGTACGGGCCGAACATGTCGTACATGTCGTACGGCTGATCGGTCACCGAGGCGATGCCGACGAGGTTGTACATCTGCTTGCCGTTCCACTCACGCTTCGTCGCACGCATCTGCGCGGGGAAAGCGAGCGAGCGGGCCGCGCCGAGGGGAGCGTTGACGGTGACGCCAACGCCGGGGGCGCTGCGGTAGTAGTTCTGCTGCGCTGCGCCGGCGGCACGTGCCTCCGCGGCAGCCTTCCGCGCCTCGGCGGCGCGCTCGATCGCTACGGTCATGGGTTTGCTCCAGTCGGCTGTGTGCTTGGCGGCGTGGTCTTCGGTGGACCGAAGAGCCGGTCGAACTCCGCAAGTTGGTCCGGGGTGAACGGCGGGAGGTTGTCGAGCTCGCGAGCCTCCGAAGGCGCCAGGACACGCGCCTCGATCTTGGTTTTGTTGACCGACGCGCGAGTCTGGTCGTCCATCCGCAGCAAAGCGCTCGAGTTGAGCTTCACGTAACGCGGCGCCGGCAGCAGCTTGGACAGGGTCCGTTCCCGGCGGTAGATCGCCGGACCGAGATGCATGATCAGGAACTGCAGGTTCCGCTGCGTGATGTTCGCGTAGGTGATCGAACCGGTGGAGACCGCGGCGTCGATCAAGTCACCGGGGGCGCCGAAGAACCGGGCGATGTCGCCGATGCCGAACTTCTGCGCCTCGAGCCACTCCGCGCCCACCGCCTCGGCCTGGAACGGGGAGTACTCCCAGTCCTTGCCTGACACGAACACGTCATTGTTCTCGACCGACGACTTGAACCGGGTCTTCACGACCGTCGCGGCCTCGGCGTCCATCGTCGCAAGTTCCGTGTTCTTCAGGTGCCCCTTCGGGACGCCGCCTGTGCCGAACCAGTCCAGCGCGAACTGCTGCGCGCTCTGGTACTGGCCGATGCTCCAGGCCGCGTACGCCACCGGCGACAGGCCCAGTGGGAGACCGGAGACCGTGAACTGGCGCTCGTGCCACACCTTCTCCGCGGGGTAGACCGTGCCGGCGATCCGGTACGACACCTCGCCGTTCTTGCTGATCACCGAACACTCACCGAGCGGCATCAGGTCGATCCGGTTCGGCAGGTTCGCCGCGTTCCGTTCCGTGATCAAGCCGAACGAGTTCCCGGCCCGGTCCAGGTCGACCTGCGTCGAGTACATCCACTCGCACATGTCGACCCGTTCACCGCCCGGGTTGATCAGCACCGGAGGCTTCGGCATCTCGATCTGGATGTCGTTCACCCGCCGGAACACGTCGACCGGCATCGTCGACACCAGATCCGCCCGGAGCCTGAGACAGGCCCACACCGCGGAGTGCCGCATCGCCGTGTCCGTGTTCACCACCACCGAACCCGCGGTCCGTGAAGACGCGGGGCGCGCGGGGATCACATCCTGCGCGCCGGTGACACCGAAGAACTCGCGCCGCTTGAACAGGCTCACTTCGCACCACGCTTAGGTTGCGCCTGGCCGGCGGCGAGCAGGGACCCCGCGATCACGATCACGCCGGCGACAGCCAGCGACCACAGCCCGATCCACCGGTACGCGCCGCCCGCGACACCCGCCGCGACCAGCAGGAGCCCGAGAGCGTCGAGGGCTGTGGTGAGGTGTTCGCGCATCAGCCCTCCCAATCAGTAGACAGACAGCAGCGGGTTGTAGCTGGCTTTGGCGACCCACGCCGCGAAGGTGGCCGCCTCGAGCATCGACACGTCCGCGGATGACTGCTTGCGGCCCCACACCTTCCGGTCGTTCACCATCCGCCACGCGGCACCCTTCACCGCGGCATCAAGCTCGGTCGTGTGGCTGTGGGTGACGAGCTGGGTTTTGACGCGCTTCACCAACTCCGAGCAAGCCTCGAAGTACTGCTCGAGGTTCGCGGTGCGCACGTTCACCTCCGCCTTCCGCAAAGCGGGCAGCAGAGAAGCGTCAGGGCACTTCTCGTCCATCACGACAATCACGTTGCGGTCGGCCTGGATCCGTTTCGCTTCGTCGACCAGCCACTCCGTGCCGGGCCTGCGGTCCACCGCCCCGATATGGACACGGCCGTCAGGCCACGCCCCCCCGGCCGCGATCGACCCCCACTCCATGTCCAGCGACACCGCGAGCCCGATCACCACCGGCTCCGGGGGATCGTCGTCGGTTGCGCACTTGCCCCAGCCGGGCAGCACGTTGAGGAGGTCGTCGTCCCAGATCCCCAGGCCCTCACGGCGGTAGTCGTCGTCGTTCGTCAGCAGCTTCCGCAGGCGAAGGATCGCTCGCTCACCGGTGCGCTTCGGGAACGAAGGGTTCGCGGCACGCACCGCATCCCAGTCGTCCAGGTCACACTCGGGGTCGGCGGAGAACTCCACATACAGAACCCCGGTCGAGTCGCCCGCGAGCGCCTCCGACCGCAGAGCGGTGAACACCTCGCCCGGATCCGACGGCTTCGGCGGTGTGCCCATCATGATCACCTGCGGGTTCACTGCCTGGTTCGTCGTCGGCACCAGGTCGGACATCGCCGACTCCGAGAGGATCTGCCCCTCATCCAGGATCAGCCGGCGCACCTT